AAATCAATCAAACGGTGGTAATCTTTAAAACACAAACCAGATGCTTGGAATATTTGCTAAGCATACTTTAGGGTAATTTACCCGCCATTAAATAAAAAGGAGAAACACAATGGCAATTAATCTAGATAAAATGCGAAACAAGCTCTCTTCGATTCAAAACCGAGGTGAGTCTCGAACTTCACAGTTCTGGCGTCCATCAGACGGTGACCAGTCTATTCGTATCGTTCCTACTGCGGACGGCGACCCCTTCAAGGAGTTCTGGTTCCACTATAACGTGGGCAAGAACGCTGGGTTCTTGAGCCCGAAGAAGAACTTCGGTGAGGACGACCCGTTGGATGCATTCGTTCGACAACTCTTTAACGAGGGCACTGAGGAGTCGATTAAGATGGCAAAGAACCTCATGGCTCGCCAACGATTCTTCTCGCCAATCATTGTTCGAGGAGAGGAAGAGAAGGGCGTCCGACTATGGGGTTACGGTAAGCAGGTCTACACTCAACTTCTAGAGCTTGTCCTCAACCCAGAGTACGGTGATATCACCGACCCTGAGACTGGAACTGACTTGGTTCTTAATTATGGCAAGCCTGCGGGAATGGCGTTCCCTCAGACGAAGATTATGCCATCTCGTCGGACTTCACAGATTTGTAAGGACATTTCTCCAGAAGAGTGTGCAAATCTTTTGGACTCCGTTCCAGACTTCACCACAGTCTTCGACCGAAAGTCTCCAGAAGACGTTCAGCGCATGTTGGACGAGTATCTTGCTGATGATGAGTCAGCAGAGGAGCTTTCTTCCGAAACCACTCGCTACGGTAACGACACTACCTCCCAAACCAGTGCCAGTAGCGTAGAAAGTGCTTTCCAAGACCTCATCGGAGGATAGCACTGATTCCCACAGGGGGGCACAGGGTTATCAGGTGCCCCACTCTTTTATAATATAAAACAACAAAAGGAAAATAAATAATGAGTTTGAAAGAAAAGCTAGCTGGCGTCGAGCTAAATGATGACGTGGTAGTAGAGTTTAGTTACGAGCAAGGCACCGATGTTTTTCACTACAATGAGACACATGTCGAAACTGCTTTTGAAAACACTGATGTTGTGGAGCGTGTAGCTTCAGTGGCGACCAGTGGACTTCAGGTTTTGACCACATATGGAGATAGTGCAATTCAGGTGCTTCGTGATGCTGACCTTCTTGATGCATACGAGCGTGGCTCCTATGCTTTTGAAGATTATGTCGCCGCCGCAATCCGTGATAATTTTTACGAAGCGGAGCTAATTGAAGAGGTAACTGAGCGGTATGACCATAAGCGTGGTTTTACTACTCTGTCTGCAAGCTTTCAAGCACCAGCTTCCGTGGTACTCGGTCAAGCAGATGATTATTCTACCGTCTTCAGCGGCTGGACTGCAAAGGTCGAGCACAATGGCGGTACGTTCTCTTTCGACGTATAATTGAAAGTCCACGGGAAGGCACAGGATTATCAGGTGTCTATTTTCATTTAAACTTGAGGAGGTAGCCGAATGGCGGCAAGAAAAACAAAGGCAGGAAAACTGTCAATCGCAGACATGCGTAAAATGATTAATAAAAGAGCAGGTCAGGATGTTGCCTTTGACTTAACTCAAGACAACCCAACAGAGGTGAAAGAATGGATTCCCACTGGTGCACGGTGGCTTGATTCGATTATCTGTAGAGGTAAATTAGCAGGAATTCCAGTAGGAAAGTTCACAGAAATTGCAGGTCTGGAGGCGACAGGTAAATCTTATATGGCTGCACAGATTGCTGCGAATGCCCAGAAGATGGGTATCGACGTTGTGTATTTTGATGCTGAATCAGCTATTGACCCTACGTTTCTTGAGAAGGCAGGATGTGACCTAGATAGAGTTCTGTATGTTCAGGCAGAGTCTGTTGAATTTGTTCTAGAGACTGTCGAAGACTTGCTGGCTTCTGCTGATAATAAACTGCTGTTTATTTGGGACTCACTTGCATTGACTCCTAGTAAGACTGATATTGAAGGTGACTTCAATCCGTTGTCTTCGATGGCGGTTAAGCCAAGGATTTTGTCAAAAGGTATGTCCAAGCTGGTGGTGCCATTAGCAAATTCAGAAGCCACTTTTGTGGTCTTGAATCAACTGAAGACAAATATCACCAGTAATGTTGCAGAGGCAATGACGACTCCTTATTTCACTCCAGGTGGCAAAGCCATGCACTATACTTATAGTTTGCGTGTGTGGTTAACGGGTCGTAAGGCAAAAAATTCTTTTATCATGGACGACCATGGCTTCAGAATTGGCTCTGAGGTCAAAGTCAAACTTGAGAAATCTCGCTTTGGTACGCAGGGTCGCCAGTGTGCTTTTAAGATTCTCTGGGGTGATGACGTTGGGGTTCAAGATGAGGAAAGCTGGCTAGAGGCTGTCAAGGGTTCAGAAAACTTAACATCAGGCGGAGCATGGTATACATTGACTCACAAAGATGGTTCTACTGAAAAATTTCAATCATCTCAATGGATGACTAAAATTAAAGAAGAGAAGTTTCGAGGCAGGATTCTAGAGTTGATGGACGAAGAAATTATTCTTCGTTTTGACAGTCGAGAAGGTAACGCTTCCGACTACTATGACGTTGCCGAAGAAGGGGGTGAACAATAATTGTTTAACGTTTTTTTCCCTTGACACCAGCCCTCGCTTATGTTATATTAAGGTATACTTAAGCGAGGGCTTTTTTATATGTGCAAGGAACAAAGAGCGCTAAAGATAGCGGCAAAGGTTGCAGAGCAGTCAAGTTATGGCAAGTTTAGGCACGGCGCTGTATTAATTAAAGGCGGTTCTGTGCTAAACGTGTCTGCTAACAGTGACAACCACACATCTTTTGGTCAAAGGTTTCGTGAGCGAGAAGGTAGAGCGACACATCACGCTGAAACGTCTTGTGTTCTTGGACTTAAAAAGTCTATAACTCAAGGTGGCACAATTTATGTGGCTAGGGTTAATCGAAAGGGTGACTGGCGTCTAAGCAAGCCCTGTAAAATGTGTCATGAAGTTATGAAATTTGTTGGAATTAAAAAAGTAGTTTATACAATTGCTCCAAATGAGTGGGGCACTTACAAAATAGAGGAACAAAATGCAAAGACTATTGGTTATTGACGCTCTTAATCTTTTGTTTAGGAATTACATTGTAAATCCCAGCCTATCCACCAATGGTCAACCAATTGGTGGTCTTAAGGGATTTCTACAATCCTTACAAAAGCTGTGTAGAGAAACTAAGCCAGACCAGATTGTTATCTGTTGGGATGGTGCTGGTGGTTCTAAGCGTCGAAAGTCTGTTGTTAAGACCTATAAGGCTGGGCGCAAGCCGCTCCGATTAAATCGTGATATTCGCAATCTATCTGAGGCTGAAGAAGTAGAAAATAAAATCTGGCAACAGCAAAGGGTTATTGAGTATCTAAATGAGATGCCAGTGATTCAGTTGATGGAAGATGCTGTTGAGGCAGACGATATTGTTTCTTTCGTTGTTCAATCTCCGAAATACTCGGGCTGGCAGAAAGTTATTGTCTCATCGGATAAAGATTTCATTCAGCTTTGTGACAATGAAACGGTACTGTATAGACCCATTCAGAAAGAGACTTTAAATAAAAAAATAATTGCTGAACGAGATGGAATCCACCCAGTCAACTATGCACTTGCTAGGGCTATCGCAGGTGACAAATCGGATAATTTGCCTGGGGTGGGTCGTGTAGGCTTGAAGACGGTTGCCAATAGGCTACCCTTTCTCTCAGAAGAAAAGTCCTATACACTAGATTATGTTTACGACTACTGCAAGAATGTTGATTCAAAGGCAGCGGCATATTCTAATATTGTAGAGAACTTTGAGCTTGTTAAGACAAATTATAAAATCATGCAGCTTTATGTTCCCAGTATTCCAGTTCAGGGTAAGATGAGAATTAATAATATCTTGGAAGAGTACATCGACGAATTCAACAAGACAGAGATAAGAAAGATGATGATAACTGATGGGTTCGGACATGGAAACTGGGAAGATTTATTTCAAACAATGCAGCGATTTTGTGCTTGACAAAAGGTCGAGTCTGATATATACTGATACAAGTAAAAGGAGATGAAATGGGAGCAGCAATGGCTGAGGAAAAAAATGACTTTTCACATTACGGACCCAAATTTCAAGAAGGCTTGGCGCAACTCATCCTCGACGATAGAGTTTTTGCCGACCAGATTAGTGAAGTTCTGGATTACGAATTTCTAGAAGCAAAATATTTAAAAGAATTTGTTTCAAAGGTGTTTGATTATAGAGCTAGATATGGCAAGCACCCATCACGAGATACAATGGCTACGATTGTGCGCTCGGAGTTTCTCGGTACCAACGAAGTGACTCGAACACAGATTAGAGATTACTTTGCAAGAGTCTATGCATCACCAGAGCAGGTGGATGGCGCTGAGCATATTAAAGAGGTTTCTTTGGACTTCTGTCGAAAGCAGAAGCTCAAAAGTGCAATGCTCAAGTGTGTCGGTCTGATTAAAAGTTCTAGCTTTGATGAGATTAGCAAAACAATTAATGATGCACTTAATCTAGGGTCAGATAATGATGCTGGGTATGATTATATTGCTGACTTTGAAAAGCGGTTTCAGATTAAAGCGAGAAATCCAGTTACCACAGGTTGGCAGCAGGTGGATTCTATCTCTCGTGGTGGTCTAGGCGCTGGAGAGCTTGGTGTCTGTATTGCTCCTACGGGAGCAGGCAAGTCAATGGCACTCGTTCACCTTGGCGCTCAGGCTGTGCTAGAGGGGAAGACAGTTGTCCACTATACACTTGAGTTGGCTGACACTGTGGTGGCAACACGTTATGATAGTTGCATCACTGGTATTCCTTTGTCTAGTACTTTTGCCAACAAGGAAAAGATTTACGATGCAATTAAAGAGGTCGAAGGGCATCTTATTGTAAAAGAATATCCTACAAAATCAGCCACTACAAAGACTCTTGAAACTCATTTGGAGAAGCTGACTCGGCGTGGGCATGACATTGGCATGGTTATTGTTGATTATGCCGACCTTTTGAAGCCAGTGAGTGCTCAGAGGGAGAAAAGAAACGAGCTTGAATCTATTTATGAAGAGTTGCGTGGACTTTCTCAAATCTATGGTTGTCCAATCTGGACAGCATCGCAAACAAACCGAAGCGGTCTCAATGCTGAGGTGATTACAATGGAGGCAATTTCAGAAGCATACAATAAGTGTTTCGTTGCTGACTTCATCTTCTCTTTGTCCAGAACTATTGAAGATAAGAATGCAAACGAGGGGCGTATCTTTATTGCAAAGAATAGAAACGGACCCGATGGCTTGGTTTATCCAATCTTTATGGACACAGCCAATGTAAAAATTAAAGTTATGGGGACAAGCGGCTCAGCCCCAGGTCAAATCGTGACACAGACGACTAAACAGCAGGCACAAACTTTAAAAGATAAATATAAAAGTTTCAGAACGTCAGGAAAAGGAAAGTAAATATGTATACAGAACAGCAGGTGCGGGAAGCTACCTTAGAATACTTCCAAGGCGACGAACTCGCCACAAATGTCTTTATGACCAAATATTGCCTAAAGAATAAAAAAGGCGAGTATATGGAGAAGTCTCCTTTGGACATGCACAAGAGGATGGCAAAAGAGTTTGCCA